GAGCCATCGCCGCCAAAGCGCGCAAAGTTTTGCTGCGACGTATTAAACCATGCACCGTCTGGTATGTATGTACTGTCGCTGCCATTTGCTGCTGTAGGTAAGCAGCCGTACTCACTCATGTTGTGGGCACTCTGATAGCCGCCGCTTGTGCCGCTTAAGCCAAAGCTGGTGGCTGTATAACCGCTACCGCTGGTGTTATACGGGCGTTTCATCTTTACGCCATACTTGCCAGTGGTGTTATATACAAGCCCCTGCATGATCTTCCATATATTGCCCCAAAAGTTTTCGATATGGAAAACCTTAACCACGTCGTTAGCTCGCTTGCCCCAAAACTGCCCTTTTGTGTTTCCTGTGCCCGCTGCCTTTAAGTGGCTCGCCTGTGACATACCCGTATAGTAGCCGTAGCCCCATGCGGTCTGTACGTCGTCGTTTAAGCTCATAAGGGTTAGTAAATCCCATATAAGCGCTGTCCTGCTCCATGTGTCGCTATCCCACAAGCTGCCGTTTGCCTGCGCATATGTAAGCTGCGTACCGCCCGCTGTGGTGTTGTTTGGTGTAAGTCCGCTTAAGCTGCGTGCCTTGCTGCTTACTACGCCTGCGTCGTAAATGCTGCGCGCAAACCAGTCCATAATAGTGCCGTCCTCGCGCTCGTGGGCGTATGCTTTAAAGTCGCTGTTAAGCTGAATATTGCAGACTTGGAAATACTCGTAAGTACTGTCTTGCCAGCGCTTTACCCAGCAAGTAGGTATAAGCGCCATTGCGTTGCCGTCGTAGCTGGTGTTTGCAATATCGCTGGCTGTGCCGTCTGCTTTCTTTGTGTAGTCGTTAGGGTTAAGCTCGTAGTCTATAGTACCGTCGCTCTTAAGCATTACGGGCTTATTACCAGTAACAAACCATGCACTTGCCCAGCCGCCTAAGTCTATTTCGCCTGTGCTTGCGTCCATGCTTGCAGGTGTAAGCCCTACTGCCATATCTGTAGCTACTACTCTGGTAGCTGGGTTGCTGTCTGCTTTAGTTCTCTTAAAGCCGTACAGTACGTATGCCTGCGGTGTAGCTGTCTGTCTGTTTGCGTGGCTGCCCGCTAAAACTCTTAAGCCTGCTGCCCTGTTTACTACGCCGTGATCTGTGTAAGGAAACGCGCAGAAATAATAAGGCGTATCGTTTGTAAGTCCTGTTATTTCTGTCTCGTATGTCTCGCCGTCTGCCACGTGATCTACTACCAGCGTGCCGCTGTTTTCGTCTGTAGGGTAGCCCTCTGTGCTCATTACGATTTTAAAACCCTTTACGCTTGCAATAAGCTGCCCGTCTACCTCTGTGTCTGCTGGCTCTAAGGCTCTTACGGTTACCTTGCCGTCGCCTGCGGATACGCTAAATAACTGCATATTTGCTGGCGGTACTCCTACGCCTGCTGCGTCTATCTTGTTGCCTACCTCGTCAATAATGTAACTTGCCTCTGCATAACTCATGCTACCGTGTACTCCTCTCTAATTATTTTGTTGGTGCTTGCCGTTGCCTCTATAATCGTGGTTACTTTGGTATAGGTGCTGCTACCCGCTGCCGCAGGTACTAATACCTCTGTTATGGTGCGGTTGCCGTCTAAGTCTGTACCCTTTGTAACCGTAAGTACGCCCTCGTCGTTTGTGATCTGTATATTGCCGTTAGGTAAAAACTCTGTATCAGTATCTACCATGCCGTAATATCTCTTAAAAACGTCCTGCGCCAGCTGCTCTATTTCGTTCTGCAAGTGCCCTGCCGTAGTCTCGTCTAAGATGTCTCTTATTTCCTCTACCCATGCCTCAAAAGCGTTTTTCTGGGTTGTTTCCCAGTCCGTAAAGCTGCCCTGCTCTGTTTCCGTCCAGTCCTCAATATCTGCAATATACTGCGCCTTAAACTGCTCTAAGTAGCTTACAAACTGGTTGAAAATGTCTGTAGTGTCTGCCTGTGTGATAAGCCCCGTAACGATACCGCAAACTGTAGTATTAAGTCTCTGGTCTGTTATTGCTGCCTGTGTAATGCTGGTAGCGCCAGCTGCTACGTAAATGTCTGCAAGTGCCAGCTCGTATGCGTCCGCGTTCCTTGTAAGCGCTGGTGCTGTAGGCTGTGCGCTGTAACTGCCCTGTAATACGTCTATGTATACGTTTCTCTCGGTGTAGCTGCACCTTACTACGATACGGTCTATACGATTTAAAGCGCCGTCTGCGTTTGCAAGCGATACAGTAAGCGTGCTGTCGTTAATGTAGCCTGCACCAGCTACCCACGCTGCGCCAGCTCCTACCTGTAGCTGCATACCGCTGTACTCTGATACCTTAAGCGCGCCTGCGTTTGAGTAAAAAACGCCGTTACCGATAAACTGCGCAAAGTATTGCCTAAAGTCCTCTGCCTTGTAAACTCTGTCGCCGCTTACGCTGTTAAACGGAAAACATTTTTGTGCCATGCTGTTATTTCCTCACTTTCTTAATTTTATCCAGCAAAGTTGGTAAGCTGTCGCCAAAGGTTACCTCTAAGGTGTGCTTGCCGTCCTGCCACGTCTCGCTTATTTTGGTTATGCGTGCGTCTATCCTTATACCCCAGTTCTTTTCTATGGTCGTCACTATATCGCCTACGCAAAAGTCTGTTTTATATTGCAGGTTTTTGCTGGTGTTTATGGTGCTCTCAAAGTTGATAGTTTCGCCCGCGTCGTCCAGCTGTACGTTTGCCTCGGTGTTCATAAGCTGCATATAGGTGTTGTAGTCTATGGTGCTGCTGTTTCCCTGCTCGTCCTGCGTCTGCCAGCTTATGCTACTCATATCTATATACATTTCGTCGCGGTCTGTGCCCGTCTGCTGCTCGTTATCTACTTCCATGTAGTAAATTGTGTTATTCTCGTCCGCAGCGCTGCTGGCGTAGCATACGTTTTTAATGTTCTCTATGCTCTCTGTGTAGTCCTGCTCTGTGACGTTATCAAAGTCACGGCTAAATATGCACGGCGTATTACCTTGCGCGTTTCCGCTTGACATATCCACGCCTTTATAAAGCCAAAAGCCGTACAGTTTCTCGCGCTCGTTTACTAAAATGTCATAGCCCAGCTTGCCGCTAAGCGCTCTGTCGTACACCGCGTCGCCTACGTCCGTGCCGTACTGGGTTGTATACTCTACGGTATCGCCGCCTAAGTCGTCCTGCGGTAGCATAGTAAACCGCTCAAACTGTCGCGCCGTTATAGCACCTGTGCCCATGTTCTCTGTTATAAGCTGGTTTATAATGCTCTGGTTAGTGGCGCTTATGATCTTGTTTACCGTAAGTACTCTCTTGCTTAGCCACTTCTTAAGTAAGCAGCCCTGTACTTCTATTTGCTCTGTGCCGTTCTCGTCCTTTGTTATGTATCTGTATGTGATCTGCATAGCGCGCCGCCAGTCGCCCTGCTCGTTTGTCACTTCCGCAGGCTCGCCGTGCAGCACTACTATGTTGCCCTTTTTAAGCAGCTGGTTATTATTCTCTGTAACTGGCGCAAGTATCTTACAGTCGTCGTATGCGCCTTTTGCCCAGTAAGTAGGCTGCCATATAACGCTTATAGCCTCGTCTACAATTCCCAGCGGCTCTAAAGCCTTGCTAAATATTTTAAGCTCCATGCTTTACACTCCTAAGTACTTAGGGCTGTAGTATATTGTTACTTCCAGCGCGTCTAAGCCGCTTTCTGCGTTATACCTAAATACGTTGTCGCCTATAGCCAGCTGCATAAATGTGCTGTCTACGTCCACGTATCTAAAGTAGTCGCTCTCTATGCCGCCGCTTTGCAGTGTCGCGCCCTTGCTGCCGTACTCGGTGTTTACTATTACCGTATCGCCTGCTGCAAGCGTGGCATTGATCTGTATAAACTCGCCTGTATTGATATTTAGAAGTAGCGGCTTTTCTACCGTTCCTGTAGCCTTAAATGCTACGCGCATACCTGTAGCTACGTCGCCCTCGTTGTATACGTCTACAATTACACTGGGCTGCCTGTATCCAAACTCTATGCCCTCGTCCTGCGGTATTTCTAATGGAAAGCTAAAGCTGCCTATCCAGCTTGCAATTTCCTTGCGCGCCTCTTCTATGTCTCTCCAAAAAGGCGACGGGCACGTAAACTGTACCGTAAACTGCGTAAGCACGTTGCTGCGCTTAAATACTGGCGCGTTGTCCGTCTTTACATCTATGCACTTGGTAAACGTGCCGTACTGGTATATAAGTACCGCGTCAAGCTCTGGGTTAAGTATCTTTTGCATAGCGCGCCGCAGCGTAAGCATATTGTCTTTATCTTTACGCTTAATGTAGCCTGTTATGTCTATGTCTCTGCTGTTTATCTTCTGGCTTATAAACGTCTCGCCATGCTGCCCCATAGAGCTTGTGGTATACAGCGTATTTTTTATATCTGATATGCCCGTAACGTCCTTGCTTACGTTTACGTGGTAGTCGCTGCGTATGCTAAACTCTATGCTTTCGCCGTTTGAATTTGTATATATAAGCCTCTCGTAATTACTCATGCTTTTATACCGTCCTTGCTATAAGCCTAAAGTTTTTAGCTGCCTCTCGCTGCTGCTTTGCGTAGTCTGTCCTGTCTGCGTAAATGTTCTGTATCACGGTTACGCCGCGCCCTAAGCCGCCACCGCTACGCCTGCTGCCGTCGCTGTCTACGTCGGTGTCTATATCAAACTCTGTAGGTATAGCGTTTTGTATCTGCTGTTTTACGCTCTGCATTTCACGCTCAAAGCCTACGCCGATACCGCGCGCCATATATACGCCTACTTGGTCTCTAAATTTCTTAGACGGGCTTTCGATACCTAAAGCGCTTTTTGCTGCGTCCAGCAAGCTATTTGCAAGGTTGCCTACTTTTTCCTTAAGCCAGTCCCAGCCAGCGCTTATGCCGTTCCAGATACCTGTTACAATGTTGCTGCCGATAGTGGCAAACTTGCTGCCTATATCGCTAAATACGTTAACAATGCCGTCTTTTACTTTCTGCATTGCAGACTTGGCAGCCTCTAATACCCTGCTGCCCCAGTTCGTTACCTGCTGCACTGCTCCGATAATGGCGTTATAAATCTTTGTAGGTATCTCTTTAACTATGTTGATAATGCCTATAACAAGGGCGTTAGCTCTGTTTCTGCCCTCTGTAAGCATATTAGCGCCCCACGTAGAAAGCTGCGTAATAGCGCCTACAATGGCGTTGTAAATCTTTACGGGCAGCTCTGTTACTACAGTGATAATGCCGTTAAGCATTGTGGTGGCTACTTCTTTAGCCTTTGCAAGCATATTAGCGCCCCATGTAGTAACGGTCTGTACTGCCTGCTGTAGTGTTTCGTCCAACTTTGCTGGCAGCTCTGTTATACCGTTTATCATTCCCTGTACTATGTAGTCGCCTTGCTCTTCCATAACGGTACTTGGGCTGTGAATACCAAAAAAGCCTTTAATACCGTCCAGTATGCCGCTGCCCAGCGTCTTTGCTGCGTCAAATACAGCGCTTACGCCGCCTACCAGTCCGTTTACAATGCCCTGTATAATGTTTGGCACTGCCTCTGCTAAGCCTGTTACTATCTCTGGTACTGCCTCTATTACCTGCCATAACAAGTCTTTTGCTGCTGTAAACAGCTGCGGTATGCCCTCTGCTAAGCTCGTGGCAATGGTTGTTATAATCTCTGGCAAAGCCTCTGCAAGTGCTACTATGATCTCTGGCAGCGCCTCTAAGATAGCCATAAACAGCTGTATGCTGCCCTCAATAATTAAAGGTATACCTGTTATAAGTCCGTTTACTATCGCCTCTATGATCTGCGGCAGCGCCTCTATAAGTGCGTCTATAATTGTCGGTATAGCCTCTACCAGCCCCATAAGTAGCTGTATGCCACCGTCGATAATAAGCGGTATTGCCTGTACCAGTGCGTTTACAATGTTCGTTATGATCTCTGGCAAAGCTGCCACCAGTGCTGTTATAACCTCTGGTATAGCGTCCACAAGTCCTAACAGCAGCTGTATGCCTGCGTCGATAATCATAGGTATATTTTGAATAAGCATATTTACAATGCCTATAACTACCTCTACTATCTGCGGCAGCAAAGTAGGCAGCGCCTGTGCTATACCCGTTGCCAGCTGTAGTATGATCTGCATGCCAGCTTGTAATACCTGCGGCAGCGCCTGTAAAAGCACGCTTACCAGTTGGCTTACTGTCTGTAGTACGGTATCCATAAGTGTAGGTAGTGCCTGTGTGATACCGTCTACCAAAGCTGCAAGCAAAGTAGGCAGTGCCTCTAAAAGCGCCTCGCCTACGCTCGTTACCAGCTGTAATACCTGCGGTACTGCCTGCGTGATATTGTCTACTATGCCAGTTATGCCCTCTTTAATCTTTTCGCCTGCGGTGTCATTTCCTGCCATAAGGTCGCTTAAGCCGTCCATTACTGCTGTAATTGACGGTAAAAAGTCGCCCATAAGCCTATTTTTAAGCCCGTTAAAAGTGCCCTGCATACGGGTTAAGCTGTCCTCAAACGCTGCGCTTGCTGCTACTGCGTCCTCGCTCATTACCATGCCGTATGCGTCTGCCTCTTCCATAAGCTGCTTAATGCCGTCGCTACCGCTGTTAAGCAGTGGCAAAAGCTCCGCTGCGCTCTTTCCAAAAATTTCATTAGCCGCAGCGTTGCGCGCTGTCTCGTCGTCCATAGCTGCCAGCGCGTCTATGCTATCCATAAGCACCTGCTCTGTGCTCTTTAAGTTTCCGTTTGCGTCCTTAAGTGATACGCCGATAGCCTCAAACTTTTCGCCCGCGCCCTTTGCGCCGTTCTGGGCTTTGCCCAGCTCGTCTGTGATATTCTTAACGCCTTTTTTAAGGTCGTCTATGCTGCTACCGCTGCGCTCGCAGGCGTAGCTAAGCTCTTGGTAAAGGTCGCTGCTTATCTGTAGTTTTTGGCTTTCTTTGTCTATCTCGTCGCCTGCGCTGGCTACGTTGTTCGCCATATCCCATATAGCTTTGCCCGCTGCCACGGCTGCTGTGCCGATAGCTGCCAGTGCTGCGCCCATAGCTGCGCCTACCTTGCTAAGCGTGCTGCCTAAGCCCTCAAACTTGCCCTTAGCGTCGTCTGCCTGCTTTCCGCTTTCCTGCGTTTCGTCGCCCAGCTCGTCCATTTCCTTTGCGGTCTTGTTAAGCTCTGCCTCTGTCTGTGTAAGCGCAGTCTTAGCGTAGTTTAGGTTTGTTTCCAGCTTTTTTGTTTCCTCGCTGTCCTCGCCTGTCTCTTGGCGGCACTTTGCTAAGGCTTTCTCTGTCTCTTCTACCTTTTTCTTTTGCTCGTCGTATGTTTTCTTAAGGGTGTCCTGCTTTGCCTTAAGTGTCTCTACGCTCGCGCCGTTTGCCTTGTACTCTGCTGTTACTAACTTCATTTCAGAGTTAAGCACTTTAAGGTTGCTGTTAATATCCTTAACAGCTGCCTTGTACGCCGCCTCGCCGTCAAACGATAGTTTAGTTTTTACGTTTTTTACTGTATCTGCCATATATTACAAACCCCCTAACGCTACGTCTATGTCGTCCATGCCCTCTGTGTCTGCTGTCTGGGCGGCTCTTCCAAACTGTAGCGGGTTGTATTCCTTGTGGTACTTAAATAATGTCGTGATCTGGTAAGGCGTTTTGTGCCATGCCTCGCGCTCGGTAAAGCGCAGCATGGTTACTGCTATATAAAGCAGGCGCGCCGTGTCTAATTTTGCGGCGCGCTCGCTAAGTTTCCCTCGTTATCGTCCTCGCCGTCGTCCTCGCTGTTTTCCTCGTCGTCCTCGGTGCTCTCGCTGCCTGCTGCCCCGTAAGCAAACGACGCATAGATAGCGTTTTGCACTTCTGTAAGGTTGCCTACGTGAATAAGTCGCCCTACCTGCTGCTCTGTTACCTCTGGCTCGTCCTCTTCTCTGCCCTCATTGATAAGCATTGTAAAAAGCCATTTTAGGTCTTTTACCATGTTTGGGTTGTCTGTATTAAAAATCTCGTCCAGTTTGTCATACCCACCAAAACGATCTTGTACCGCGTCCAATGCGTTAAGGTCAAAAAGTAAGTGATAAGTCTTACCGTTAAGCTCTACTGGGTATCTGCCGTCTTTGATTGCGCTCATTGTCTCTTAGTCCTCTCTTTCATATAAGGGCGCAGCGCCTCTGGCTGCGCCCGTTGTCTTACGTACTTGTGATCTCGTCAGCTGTTTAAGGGTTGCTTGTACCGCTGCCGCTTGTGCCGCTGCCGCTTGTGCCACTTGTAGAGCTTGCAGGTGTGTAGGTCTTAACTGCGGAAAACCAGCCAGCTGCTACAGCGTCTGTAGGTGTACCTACGTAGTCAGCTTTCCACTTTCCAGTACCAATGGTCTTGTAAAGTGTGCCTTTGATTTCGGGCGTTTTGAAGTTGATACTTTCGCCCTTTGTCTCGTAGCTTTCCTCTGGTACGGCAAACTGTACACGCTGTAACCATACATACTTATACTTGCCGCCAGTTTTCTTGGCTCTAAAGCCTACGGCTACGTATGGTGCCTCGTCGTCGCCAGCCCATACTACGTTATTCTCGTCCACTTCCTGCCCCAAAAGCTCTGCTACTACCTCTGGTGCAAGCTCTTTGATACCTAACGTAAGCTCGCCGCTGGTAAACTCTTTTACGCTCTCGCTAAGCGCGTCGTCAGCGTAAAGTTTCGCCTCGGCTACGTTTACGGTTAAGCCTGCGGTCATAGCCTCTGCCATTTTCTTAGGCGTTCCGTAAGTCTCTACGCCGTTTGTCATAGTGATAACTGCGTAGTAAAGGTCTTTAAGTCCTAAAGTCATTGCTTTATACCTCGCTTTCTATCAGTTCCTCAATGGTTAAGGGTATAAACGTGTAGCCCGTCTCTTCGTCCAACTGCTCTGCGTCGATAGAGTTTACGTAATACCCTGCTGCCTTTAATGCTGTCTTTAGTGCCGTAAGCGTTGCCTCGTAGTCGCCTTTGCTAAAAAGCGTTACGCGCCATATGCGTTGCGTGCTCTTTTCCTCGTCGTCTGCGGATAAAGCCGCCTGCTCTAAAACGCGCATAAAGGTGCAGTACTGGCGTGGCTTACTCTTTGCCGTGTATATGTTCCTTTCGGCTGGCACTACGCTTGTAAGCGTTTCTAAAAGTGTTGCCATGCGTTCTGCTGCCCCTTTCCTACCCTAACGTCTTGTCTACGTACCTGCTCCATATTTCCTGCGCCTTTTCGTAGCCTTTCTGCTCCGCTTTCGCATTGCCTTGCGTAAACCACGGGCGCGCTGGTATAGAGCTTGTGCCGTATTCAAAGATAAAGCCGATAGTGGCATATCTTACGTTACCTTTTCTGCTTTTGCCCTTTCTTTTGTTACTGCCGCCGCCGTACTCTGCTGGGTGGTCTGCTTTTCCCTCTGGGCATATGTCACATACAAGCGCTGTGCCGTCTCTGCGTATGGTACTGGCTTTTATGCTGTTCATAAACCCGCCCGTTTTACGTATGCCGTAGCCGCCTGCTGCCGCTTTGTGCTCTTGTACGTAAATTTCTGCGGTTGCTGTAAGCATTTCCTGTACCGCTGCCTCTGCGCCCTCTTCATGCCTCATAAAAGCGCTGCTTAGTTCTTCCATGCCCTCTACGTTAAACTCTGCCACTTTTACCCCTCGCTTTCTGCGGTGTTATGCGGCTGCTGCCGCAGGTCGCTAAGTGTAAGCTCTATGGTGTCGTCGTTTAGCTCGTAGGTCTTAAGTATCTGGTAGCGCTTGCCCATAAACTCTGCAAGTTGCTGCCCGCTGTAGTCTACGGTGTGTACGTCTACCTTAAAGTCTACTTGTATGCCCGCCTGCTGGCTCTTAAAAAACTCTTGATAGCCTACGGGTTTTTTATTGCAGTATACGGTTGTCTCTGTCTCTACCAGCTCGTTAGGAAAGCCGTTAGCGTCCAGTCTCTCTGCTGGCTCGGTCTGCGCTATAAGCGTTATCTCGTCTGCCCAGATAGCCATATTAGCTGCCTGCCCCGTCGTCTGCGGTGTCCGTTTCGGATACTCGCCCGCCGTTGTAGTCCATATCTAAGCATAGGCTCATTTTTTGCAGGTCGTAGCTCTGGCGGTATTGCTCGCCTTTGCCATTAAAATTAAACTCTGCCCTGCAAAATAACGTAATAGCCCTAACTATAAGCGCGTCCGTTTCGTCTATCGTTTCTACGCCTGTGGCTGCAAGGTCAGCCTTGCACGCCTCTATTACGTCGTTAATTTCGCCTGTGATAGCCTCGCCAGTATTTGCAATGCGCAGCGCTGCGCGCATTTTTTCAGTTAATACAGTCGCCATGCTGCGCCCCTTTCTGTTACTTTGCCAGCTTTAAGCTCTTAAGCAGTTCTGCGCGTTCCTCTGATACCTTAAGCTGGTCGCCTACGTGCACTACGCTGTTAAGCGCGTTGTCGTAATAATCCCAGCAACAAGTTACCAGTACATTGCCGCCAGCCTCTAAAGCGGGCTTAGCTGTCTGCTTTGCCTCTACCTCTTCCGCTGCCTCTGCTGCCGCCTTGCTAAGTTCCTCGTGATCTGCTGCCGCCTCGTCCGCTGCTTTCGCTGCGTCCTCTGCCTCTGCCTCTGCCTCTGCCTCTGCAATAGCCGCCTTGTCCTCTTCCGTAAGCTCTGCCTCGTCCTGTACTTCTACCTCTGCGGCTGCGATACGCTTTACAAGGTCTGCCTTGCGCCCCTCGGTGCTTAGCTGCATTTCTGCTGCAAGCTCTACCAGCTGCTCTTTAGTCATGTTGTTAAGCTGCTCTTTGTCTAAGTGCCCTGTCATATCTTTTCCTCTCTTTCTGGTTAAGGCGGGTAGCCCTAAAGCTGCCCGCCGTTGCCGTTCTTACTTACGCGCTTGCGATCTTCTTAAGCACTACAAGGCTGTTAATGTCTACCGCCTTGCCGTCAACAAGCATAACGCCCTTTGTAATCTGGTCGTCTGTGTCGTTGTCCTCGTACTTCTTAACGCCCATAGTGTAGTTGGTGTTAAGTACGTAGTCCTTGAAGTTGAAGAGGAAAGCAAAGTAAGGGCTGTCTGTGCTGCCTGCTGCTGTAGAGATAGCCGCAAAGCTCGGCATATGCTCTGTGCATACTACAGGTCTGCCCAAAAGCACGCGCTCTGGCTTTCCGTTAAGTCCGTAGTTGATACGTGCAATAGGCTGCTTGTTATCGTCTACCATACCGATATAGCCCATAAAGGTCTTTTTGCTCATGCACCATACAGCGCCTCCCTCGTATGCCTCTGGTAAAGCGCCCTCTGCTGCGCAAAGGTCTGCGTATTTCTGGTTTGCAGTTTCTACTACCTGCCCAGCTGTTGCAGCTGCGGCAATGTTTGCTGCTACAAGCACACCAGCAGGCTGCCCGCTGCCAGTACCGTTAATGATTGCTGCGTCAAGTGCCTTAGTCATAGCCTCAACGATATTAGCGATAAGCAGGCTCTCAAAGGCTGCGATACTCATAGTATCAACCTCTAAGGAAACTGCCACAGCGCAGCGCAGCTTATGGTAAGCAAAAGTAACGCTACCTACGGTCTTTTTCTGCTTGTCGCTGCCTGCTCCCTCTGCTACCCATGTAGCTACAGGCTTAACGCTGCTCTTAGGAATAGTTACGCCGCCCTTGTAAGCAGTTCTGGTAACAAGCGCAAGGATATTGCCCGCTGTTTCCAGTTTCTCAATGATCTGGTTAAGCACGGTAGTAGGGATAACTGCGCCTACGTCGGTAGTTTTTGTAAGCGCGTCTCCGCGGTACTCTACGGGCATTTCTACGCCACGGGTTACGTAGTCCATAAATGCCTTACGGTACTGCATAGTGCCGTACTTGTCCTCTGCTGTTGCTCTCTGCTCTGCTGTCTGGCTGCCGTCCATAGCGCCAAAGCTGCGCAATACGGTAGGCGCGTTGCCGTTGTCGTCTGCCTTGCCCTCTGCAAGTCTTGTAAGCAGGTTGTTACGCTGCTCTGCTGCTGCGTCGATAGCTGCGCGCTCTTCCTGCAAAGCGGTTACCTCTTCCTCTAACGCTTTGATCTCGTCGGCGTTCATTTCTGCGCCGCGTGTTTCAAGTTCTGCCTTGATTGCAGCAAGTCGCTGCTCAATTTCTTTACGTCTGTTCATGGTCTTTTTACCTCTCTTTTTATTTGATCTGGTTTAAATGCCTGCTATAATCTTTAGTGCTGCCACACGTCTTGCCAGCCTCTCCTGCTGTTCTGCCTCGTAACTCCTACGGGCATAATTACGCGCTGCTATTTCAGTATCGCCGTTAGCTGGTATGCTTACTGCGGATACGTCATATACTTTTTTAATCTTAAGTATTGTGCGGGTGTGTGTTTCCCTGTCGTAGCTATCCTCTGATACGACAAAAGCCCAGCTCATTTTATTTATCATGCCTGCGGCTATATCCTCATACAGTCCGCGTGCAAGCTCTGTTTTGTCTAAGTCTGCTGCGATAAGTAAGCCGTGGTCGTCTGGGATTAAAAGCAGTGTTTTGTTGCTCTGGCGTGCAAATACTCTGCCCTCATGGTCATATTGCATAATTACGTCGCTCATGTCTGCCCCGTCTAAGGCGTGGCGGTCTATCTGCTCGTAATACTTTGTGCCGTCCTCAAACTCCCACAATACGTATGGCTGGTTAAAGGTTGTGGCGTAGCCCTCTACGTACTTGTCTGTCTGTATGCGTTTGGCTGCGTCCGCTACGCTAAGCGGTGCTGCCAGCGCTCTGTATTCTCTCTCTTTTACTACTGGCATTACTCTGTACCGTCCTTTCCTGCCGTTTCCTCTGCGCCTGCTGCCTCGCCGCCCTCGGTGTCGTCCTTTGGCTCTGTAGGCTCTGGCTGCTGCACTGGTGCTGCTGCCGCAGGCGGTAAAGTAATTACCTTTGGCTGCTCTCCCAGCTTTTCTACTTCGGTGTATTCCTTGCGTATGTAGTACTGGTCGCCGTTTTCTACGTGCGCCATGTTCCATATATCCATAACGCCGTTACGGTTAAGTAGTCCTCTGTCGAATAGCTGTGTACTTACCTGCAATTTTGTAGCGTTGCTGGCATATTGCAGGCGGTTTGCACTAAAAGTTATCATGTTGCCGTGTGCGATCTCGCGCGGGCTGTATGTCATGTTTGACATAACAAGCGATAGCTGCAAAGCAAACGGCTCTATTTTGCCCTCGTAGTAAGCGTTCCACGTTTCCTCGTTAAACTTGTTTTGCAAAATATCCATATTTGTGCCAAAGTGCGTGCAAACGCTTTGCTGTATCTGCTCCATTTGCAGCGCGTTTGGCGTGTATGGCTTACTGTCTACCTGCTTAAGCTCGCTAAACTTGCTATCGTAAATAATCATGCCGCTTTTGTTGTCAGCGCTTAAGTTGTCCTCTGTAAAGCGCTCGCGCTCTTTCTTTATGTCCTCTGGCTTAAGCATATTAGCCACTTTTGCCATAAAGCGTATATTTGCGCTGTTTTTAACGGCGTTTATAATACCCTCATTGCCCGTATGTATCAGCTGCATAGTGGGCTGCATGGTGCTGTTGTCCTCTCCAAAAAGGTCGTTACGGTACTGGTGACTTGTCAGCACTCCCACGCGCTCAAACTCAATAGCTGCCCGCTCGCCGTTCGCAAAGGTGTAGCGCAGGTATACCGTGCCCTCGTACTCTATAACCTCGCACATAGCTGGGCGTATCGGATACCAGCCGCAAAGGTCGCCGTATGCGTCCTCTATCGGCACTATAAAGGCTGTGTGCTCGCACTCTAAGATAGTTGCCAGTCTTGCTATAAACTTTGTGGTATCCATAAAGCTGTTAGGCTTAAACTGTAGCGTGCGCTCTAATGTCTTAAGGGCGCTGCCGCTTATCTCTGGCTTAAGTTTGCTGCAATGCGTAGCAAAACTGTTAATAGCCGTGCGGGTTAAGTCCATTTCGTATACGCCGCCGTCGTAAGTCGTAAATACTGGGCTGTAGCCGTCCAGCAGCTTAAAATATTGCCCTATGCTCTTGCGACGGCGGCG